GCGAGCCCCTCGGTGACGAGCGCGTCAAACGATAGGTTGACGCGGTCGATGGTCGATTGGTACGCCGCGAGCTTCTTGACCGCGTCTGGCCCCGCGACGTCGATGAGGGCCTTCACGTCCTCGATGTTCTTTTGCGCCTGCTCCGAGAATGCGATCATCGACGAGCCGAGACGACCGCCGAACAGATTCGTGGCCGCGAGGTCCTGCAACGGCGGCTGCAGCTTCCCGAGGCCCTCTTCGGTGTTCAGCAGCAGGCTCATCATGTCGGGGCTTTTCGCTTTGATCTCATCCATCGACATACCCATCATGTGGTAGGCCGACGCGACGCTCTCGTTGCCGCCCGCGATCCGCGTCTGCAATTGGAATAGCGCGCGCGCGACTTGCTCGCCCGACACCCCAAATTCGGCGAACGCGGCGTTCAGCACTTGGAGGTCGGCGATATTGATGTGCGTTTGCAGACTGAGGGTATTGAGCTCGGTGGCGCTCTGCAGCAGATGTTCGCCAAACCCGATGACCGCTTCGACGCTGAACGCGATCCCGAACGCGCTCGCCAGCCCGCTGAGCGAGCCCATGAGATCCGTCACGCTGCCGCCCACGCCCTGCGTCTCGTCGGCGAGCTTCTGCATCGCGGGCGGGACCTCTTCGCCGATGGCGTGATATTTCTGGATCGCCTGGTCGAGCGTGGCGTTCAGTTTCGCCTGTTCGCTCGTCGTGAGCGAGGTCGCCCCGCCGACCGCATTGATGGCGACGACGAGTTCGTTGGCCTGCTGGATCAGCGCGCGGCCCGAGAACTTGTCGACCATGTTGTTCAACTTGGCTTCGACCGTATCGGCACCCTTGCCAAAGTCGGCGAGCGCCACGTCGGCCGCGTCGATCGCGGACAGAAAGGTCGAGAAATCGGCGGTGAAGTTCGCGTTTACTCCCATGCGGCCTGCCGCTCCTCTGTCGTGCGCTGCTGCTCACGCAGCCACAGGACGAGCCCTTCGTACTCGTTCAGGGTCAGTGCGCGCAGGTCGGGCAGCGTCCAGTGCATTACCTGACAGATGGCGAGGTCGGACTGGAAACGCTCGCGCCATCCGGGGCGTTTTTTTCCGCCTCGCGATGCTGGAGCACGTCTTCCTCGTGCTGTTCCAGCGCATCCCGAATCAGCCGCGCGACGTGCGGCCGCAGATCCGTCAGCGCCGTGGGACTGACGGCGACCGGCTTCCCGCTGCGGTCGACGAAGGACCACGCGACGATGTACGCCTCCATGCGCGCGCGCCCGATCCGGGTCGTATCCAGCTGCGGCACTTCGTTCGGCCCGAACTGCTTCCGCATCCGCGCGTACATGTCTTCCGTTTCGCCGTACGTGAGTTCGCGCTTGACGTCAATCCAGTCACCCCCGCCGTCGAGCGGCAGTCGGACAACGGCGGGGTCCACAAAGGCAAACATCCGTTACGCCCTTCCTTGTTTCGCGAGCGGCGCGCCGAGTCGAGCGTGCAGCCCGTGATCCCGGAACGCCAGGATTTCGACAATCGGCCACTTCCACTCGCCGCCCTTGACCGTGACGATGAACGTGAGCGGCGACTGCGTGAGGCGATATTCGTTGAACGACGTCACGGCGGCGCGCAGGAACAGCTGCCCGCCCTCATCGCGTTCGACGGTGAAGCCCTGCACGTCCGCCGCAATTTGGTAGTGCCATTGGACGCGCCCGTGCAGGCCGCTGGCGAGCGTCCCGGCTTTACGTTCGCCCATACGGGTCTATGGGATGGCCGAGCGTGACCACGCGCCGGCGGCGACGAAGTTCCCGCTGACAACGACCGCACCGGTCGCCTTCACGTCGATGCTCGCATCGAGGTACGCCTGCCCCTGCCACATGACGGACGGCGAGAGCGTCGTCGGCGTCAACTCGAGGAAGCAGGGAATGTTGCCCATCGCGATGTCGAAGATCGCCATTTCATCGGTGTCGAACCACCCGCCGATGGTGCCCTTGATGTCGGGCAGGCCCTGCACATACGTCAGGTTGACGTCGCCGAAGCTGGTCACGTCCGCTTTGGCGCGCGCCATGTTCAAGACCCACGAGTTCATCGAGCCGACGGCGAGGGCCGTCGCGCCGCCCACGCCGGTCGGGTCCGCTTTAATCTGCCCGTGGCTGCCATACATCCGATTCACAGTGCACCTACCTTTGTGGAGTTAGCCGTTCGTCGTCGGCATGACGTCGACTTCGTACTGCCCGCCTTCGTGCTGCCAGCGTTGCGCCGGGTCCACGTCGGGTTCGCTGTAGCGGCGATACGCCACGCGCTGACAGCGGAGCACCTTGTAGCCGGTCGGCGTCATCGTGACGGCGTTCTGCATGATCGTCTCAATCTGCGTGGCGCACGTGCGTGCGTCGCTCGCGCTCGTGCTGAAGATCACGGCCTTGATCAAGTACTCAAATCGTTCGAGGGCTTTGTAGCCTTCAAATTCGTAATCGTCCACATGGCTGACGAGACTGACGAGCGCGAACCGTTGTCGCCCCTGCGGCGCGGCGTCGAAGTACACGCCGTCGGGGAGCAGGGTCTGCAGCGTGGCGTCGTTCTGCAGCCGCGTGATCACCGCGCTGTCCACGGCGCCGCTGTCCATTAGTCGCCCGTGTCTCTCACGTCGAAGCCCGCCTCCTGCACGAGCGCGACGAGCTCGCGGCGCATCGTCGCGCGGTGCTTCATCGCCAGCGTGATCAGGCCCTGCTGCGGGTGCGCCGGTTCGGCGCCGCGGTTCCAGCCTTGCTGCGTCTGCCGGTTCTGCGTCCCGTATTCCCACCACACGGCTTGATCCGTCTGCGACTCGACGAAGAAGCGCGCCTCGTATTGCCGACTGCGATCCTCGACGATGACGTGCGCCGCCATCGGGCCGGGCGGATAGACGCTCTTGAGTTCTTCCGCGCAGTCGTGCGCCGCGCCGGCCACGATGCCGATCGCCTCGTTGGTGAGTTCGTCTGGCATATCGCGCAGCGCCTTGCGCAGATCGTCGAGGCCGTCGAGGAACAGGTTCACGCTCACGCGGCCCCCGCCTGCGCGCCGGCGCTCTGCACGCTCGACCCGGCCGCACCGCCGCTGACGCGCTCCTCGCAGATGATTTCGAGCCGCACGTTCCGCTCGTCGACGTTCCGCACCGCCTGGACCGCGAACACGCGCCCGTGATACGTGACGCGCGTCTGCGTCGTCACGCCGGCGACATACCGCACGGCGACGAGATACGGCAGCAAGGCCGTCACCGTCCCGGCGACGACGCGGCGCAGTTCGGCGGCGGATGCGGGAGATACTCGCCCCCACACTGTCGCGATCAACACCCAGCTTTCAGTGTAGCCGCCGTCCCCGTCTGGCACTGACGGACCGGGGTTTTCGAGCGTGACTTTATGCGCGCGCTCGCCGATGCTTTGTTCGACTGTGCGGAGGTTCGCCATCGCTTTTACACCAGCGAGATGATCCGATAGCCCGCGATGATCTCTTCGTAGTTGAACGGCATCGCCGCGACCCGTTCGCCGACGACGACGCGATCGCGCCCCGTCGTCAGCATGTGCGACGCGAGCAGGCCGATGCAGGTCCGCAACGCTTCGGGCAGCGTGGCGGCCGTCCACCCCACCGTCAGCGTCATCCGCAAGGGCTGAATCGCCGTCGTGAAAAACGGGAGTGGCGGGCCCGTCCAGAACACGCGCGCCGGCATACTGAGCGCATCCACCGTCACCGTCGTGGCGGGATCTAAGTCGGCCGTCGTCCCATCGGGATTCGTCAGCGTGATGCTGTCGACGCTTTGCAGCGGCGGCCTCGGCAGTGGGAGCGGGACATACCGCGAGTACAGAAAGCCATACGACAACGGCTGTACGGGCAAGCGGTCAAAGGCGACTTCGATCTGCTGCGTCGTCAGCGCACAGTCGATATCGCCCTCGATTTGCTCGCGCGCCGCCGTGCGAATGGACTGCATCAGGGCGGTTGACTCTTCGTCGCCCGTGACGATCCGCGCGCGTTCCTGCAGCTGCGCGACCGTCATCGCGTCATCGTCATTCGGTGGCGTGATGATGCGCGTCGCCCAGTGTCCACCGGGACGCCGCTGCCA